GTTAAACTCAAGATGGCCCATGCAGATAGGTGACACAGATTTTTCCAAAAGTTCATAAGTTCTGGATCTTGTTTCATCACATATCCAAGGGATCCCAAGTACAGACAGATCACCAAGAAGGAATTCAGTAGGGCCATCAATAATCTGAATGTTGCTGTACTCTCCCAAGAGGAGAGATGGGGCATTAACTCGGAGAGTGTTTTTATAGTAGATGTCATGGTTTCCTACCAACATGGTCATTTGTACTCCCATGTCAGCAAGAGGTTGAAACCACATTTGTTTTGCTGCTTCTAGGGAATTGAAGTTGATTGATTTGCGACGATCAAATGTATCCCCAAGACACATCACATGTTTAATTTTCGATTTTCGAATAAAGGGAATGAGAACATCATTATAAAATTTCTTATAATATTCCACGTACACTGAGGAGTCATTGCGAACACCAAAGTGTTGATCAGTAATTAAAAGAACTTGCATATTCAATACCGAGAACTATACTCAATTTTAGATTTGATTTGATTGTACTGGTTATCAGAATCCGATCCATCCGAAGTAAATACTTCTTCATATCCAGATCGTTCAATTAACTTCTCTTTAATTTCCATCTGACGTTTTTCTTTTGCAATTCTTCGGAGAAAAGCATAGTACACAATTTGTGTGAAATAAGCAAATGGATTGCTTGACTTTTCAGGATCAAAATTATCTACGTATTGAATACAATTTTCAATACCATCACAAATCATATCATCCTTATACATGTAGTTAATGAAATTAGGACGATATGATAGGTGAGTTGCGATCTTCAAAAAACATTCGCCAATATAATTATTGACTCTTGGTTTAGGAAGTCCAGATTCCTTAGCTTTAACAACACTTTGTTTGTAGTTGATAAGAGCACGTAGAAACTCTTTATTGTCTAAGTAGTGTTGTTTTTTCTTTTCGGTCATGTGACATCTTTAGTTTCTAACAGTATATCCTATATGAAGAGTCTTGTCAAGAGGGGGGGTACTTGACAAGACTCGAAAATCCCTATATAATAACTCTGTCCAGGGTTCAAAGGTTACTTTAGCTCTGTTTAAATATCTTTTCTAGCTTCTTTCTCATCTCATCAACATTACCTTTTAATCCCATTTCGGGATCTAATTTAACTTCTTTTTCCTTTACTTCATCCTCAAGTGATTTACCTGAGGATGATTTTTTTATGAATATCTCATACATGTGAATCATCTCTGTAGATAATCCAGCAATTGTAACTATATCCTTTTCATTAAGTACAAAGAAGTCTTCATCAGAGAATTGTAACCACTTATTCATGGAAACTCCCTTTATCGTATTCTCACCAGAATGACGAGTGACTACTTCAATTTCAACTGGATCTGAAATGTAAACTTGTGTACTTTCATCTTCTTCCGTAGCAAATCCTTTCCCAATGATCTGCTCACCAGAAACCAATTTAACTATAAAGTAATATTCTTCGTCATGTCGGATGTAATTAATCATAAGAATCTTTTAGTTTGATATCTACGATCTCATAGTCAAATTTTTCTTCTGTGTAAATTTTTACTCTTTCTACAAGATGATTTAGGGTGAAGTTTTTGGTATTGTTATTTGAAATATCATCAGCAATATCATAGAGTACTGCTTGATTTTTATTGTCTCCTTTCCTCAGTACACGACCAATTGATTGAAGGTTCCTAACACGAGATTTAGAAGGTGATGCAAAGATAACGTTATGAAGATTGCGAATATTAATCCCAGTAGAGAAAGTTCCATAACTAGCAATAATAATTGCGTTGGATTCTTTTTCGCAAATTTGTCTGGCTGCTTCCCTCTCTTCAGTATCCACACCTCCGTGAATGAAGAATATCTTTCGTGTACCTGCTACCTTACTATTTATGAGGTCGTAAAGTACCTCCCCATGCTTCTCGACATAAGAGAAGAGTACTAGCGTATTTCCGTCAAGATCTCGACATAAGTTACGAATTAATTTATTCCTACCAGAGTGGGAGATGATGTAATCCATCTCTTCCTGATATGAATTAAACTTAGTGAACTTGTGTTTCAGGAGAAGAATTTTAATCTTCAGTTTGGTTAAGTGACCTTCCTTCATCAAGTCATTGGTTTTAGTAACTTGATTGCACTTACCAAATACACCCTCCAGAACCAGTTTATTTGTAGCACTTCCATCTAGAGTACCAGTGAATCCAATTCGATATTTGCACTCATGTAACTTGGTTAGTATTCCAGTTAGAGACTTTGCTTTTGCTAAGTGTGCTTCGTCAACAATCACAGCATCGAATCGATCGAACCACTTTCTATGTTCTTTGTAGATTGATTGCCAGGTTGTAATTACAACTGGAGCATCGATGTCATACTTCTCTCTACCAGAATAAATCTTATGACAGTAAGCATCTGCTTTCCAACCATAATCTTCAAAGTCTTTATACATCTGTTCTACCAGTGATGTAGTAGGAACAACTAGCAGAACATTCCTATCTGCATTTACATGATAGCGGATAATAGAATAAATCATGAGAGATTTACCTGATGCCGTTGGTGATAACAGCAGGCGTCTATTATATTTCAGTGCCTCATAGATCGCACGATACTGATAGTCACGTACTTTATGAGGTAGATTGAGTGACTTAACAAATTGAACCACACCCTCAGGAGATATTAATTCATTTACTTCCTGAGGATGTCCGAAGAACTTACACTCCTTAAAGTCATAAGTGTAGCCACGCTCATAGCACCATTCAGTCAAGTAATCCAGGAGACCAACATAAATCTCACCAGTTCCAGGAGAATACAAACGAATCTTGCCATCCCACATACGGTTTTTGTACTGGGGCATAAATTTTGCGTTTGGTACTTCGAATGTGAAATACTCTGATAGTTCAACGTTAATATGTGGTTCTGCTTCAATCTTTAGATAAACTTCGTTCTTCTTGCGAATTACAAGATCTGTCATTCTATACTCCTGATTTAAATCTCTCCCACTCGATTGCGTTCTTGATTTGGTAGGATCGATTACTGACCATTTTCAAAATGCTATCAAGGTAGGTGAGTATCTGTTCTATGTAGTCCAGTTTATACTGTGCCTTCTGAATATCTTCATCGGCGTCTAAAAACATTTCAACCTCATCCTTAGTTGTAAGTTTGAGGTCGAATGGAATTTCTTTGTAGATTTCTTTGGGTGCCTTTCCCTTATAATACTTCCACTTATCTCGAATTAATGTTTTCAATTTGTACTCACTTTCCTTACGCATGAGTGCAAACGTATTGTATAATTCAAAATACTTTTGGTGAAGTTGTGGAACTCTCAGTGATTCTTCACAGAGAAGATCAGAATCCATTTCGGAATCTTTCTTCCACATAGTCTGAATTTGCTCTAAGTTCATAATGTATCTTCAACTTTGTCTATTATATCACGATCCTTCAGGATCCCAAAAACTCTTTGTCTTTCTATTTGTCGTACTAGGAACCCTAATCTCATAGTAAGTGTATCGGAACGTAACGTTCGCTGATAAGTAATTGTTATCACCGATAGTAGCATCAAAATCTAATGTTGATAATGATACTGGGAACATATCAGTAAATACTACATCAAAGTTTGATGTTAAATTATTTGTCAATACTTGAAGAGTTCCATCACTAAAAATATTTTTATCTACGTTATTGGAAGTTCTTCTTATGATGGCATCTTCAAATTGTGTTCTCTCCTGGTAAGAATATGGGACACCTAACGCTCTCATCCAGTTATGGATTTCCAGATAATTATCCAGATCTTCATCCACCAAGAATTGAAAACTTAATGAACTATATTTAAAATTGCCCTCAATTGGGTACTTCAGAAATGGTGTTGGAATTTCAATTTCACCAACACTAATTTCAGGAATACTCGCTGTTTGGCACAGGTATGATGTTTTAGGTGATTTTTCAATAATAAATTTGAATCCTATAGGAGACAAATAATTATTATTTTTTATTTGCTGTCTATACCATTCAGCAGCCATGTCAACTTCCCAAGCTAATAACTATTTATTCCCAATAAAAAAGGGATCCCGAAGGATCCCTTGAACTCAATGTGAATGAATCACATTAGGTTCTTAACAAGCACACGTCTGTAGTAAACGTTTGCGTTAGCGGTGAGAGCACCTGAACCTTGGGTTAGACCCTCTGCGAATGGGTTAGCAACCATTCCGTAACGAGTCTTAAAGCCGATCTTAGGTTGGAAAGTGTCCTGACCAACTGCACGTACCATCTGGAGAGGTACATATGGGCAATAGAAGAGACCAGCATCATAAGGTGAGGTTCCCTTATAACCCATTACGTAGAAGTGGTTATCCGAAACGTTTGCCGAATAAGGATCAACATAAACCTTGATACGACCGTTTAGAGTACCAACTAGGGTGCTTGAAGTGTCATCAACACCAGCAAGACCATTGTTACCAGCGATACCAGGGGTGTAATCAAGAACACCAGCCATGCCGAGAGCACTTGCAACGTCTGCAGAGCAGATGATGAAGTTACCCTTGCCACGACGAGTTTGCTGACCGATTGCGTTTGCATCACGCTCGATCTGGAATAGAAGACCCTTGAACTTCTCAACTGACCAACGACCGTTTGAATCAACGTCTAGGTCGAAGATACCAGCATTAGCGGTATTGTTCTGAGCACCAGGCTTAGCAATACGATAAAGGGTACGAACAACTTCACGGTTGATTTCAGCAAGAACCTCGGTTGAGAGGATGTTTGCTAGTTCGGTCTCAGCATCAAGACCATGG